TACTGTTTTAACTGGACTAAATAATCAGGCAACTAATTGTCATTCATACATTTTAGGCGGTTCTAATAATATAGCAACGGGATTTATGGGAACAATTCTTGGAGGTCAAGTAAATTGTAATATTTGTGATTATTCCTTTATTGTCGGAAATAATATTACAACAGATAGAATCTGCACAACATTTGTAAACAATCTTTCTATTAAATCTTTACCAACTTCTGCTGCTGGTTTACCATCCGGGTCTGTATGGAAAAATGGTAACGTATTAAATATTGTATAATGGGTGCAATATTAAAAGTCATGGGATTGCCAAGATCAGGTACTAATGCTTTAAATATTTTGGTAAATCTTAATTTTGATCATTATGTTTGTGATAAGCAATACCATTCTGTTGATTTTTTAGGCTGGAAGCATAGTCTACCAGTAAAAACTGATGCTTTGAATCTTATAGAAAAAAGGATAAACTCTGAAGTTAAAATACTTTTTTGCTATAGAAATTTTGGTGACTGGGAGGAAGCAATCATACAAAGATACTCTGGTCAGGCTTCAGGAGAATTTACAACATATTCTTTTGGTTCAGATGGGTTTTTATTTAATACTCCATTAGGGGCGGAACTATATGAGTCATTATATGACTTCTATATTAAAAGACTTGAGGCATATCAAAAGTTCTGTGATGATAATCCAGGTAAGGCCATAATGGTAAATTATAGTGAAATATTTGATCAAGAAAAGTTATTAACTAGAATAGAGAGTTCACTTTCTCTTACAAAATCTTTTGATAAATTTACTTATTTAAAGAAAAAAATAAGTTTTGAAAATCAAGTCACTCATCACAAAATATAATTACTAACTTGAAACAACAAAGAAATGAAAGAAACTTATAAAGATATACATGGGTGGTGTGATAGAGAGATAATAACTTTATATGACAGAGCTATTGCTGAAGCAAAAGATGGTTCTGTATTTGTGGAAATAGGTTGTTACCTAGGTAAGTCAACCTGTTATATGATTGATGAAATTAAGAAAAGTGGTAAGAATATTACTTTTCATGTCATTGATAATTTTTCCACACTGGGTGATGTAGAACAACAATTTAAAGAGAACTTAGGACAAGAAAGACTAGATAATATTAATCTGATTAGAGAAGATTCTTCTTTAGCTGCAAAATATTTTGATTCTGAGTCAGTTGATTTTTTATTTATTGATACCGATCACTTTTCCTGGCAACTAGTAAGAGAATTAACTGAGTGGCTTCCAAAAGTAAAAAAAGGAGCTTTGCTTGGAGGTCATGACTTTCATATGCATGATACTAAAAATACTTTTAGTATTCTAAAAATTCCTTTCTATAATGTTATATATGCTTATGTAGAAAATCCTGGATCTCAATCTGGTTGGGAACAAACAAGTTGGTGGTTTATAAAAGAATAGTTATGAATATAATAATGTCTCTTTGGACTAAGCCTTGCACTAATGGTAAAGCACATGGTTACTCAAGTGTTGAAAACATGGTTAATAGTATTATACTATCAGCAAATGTTGTAAAACAACACTATGAAAATGTTATATTCTATACTGATCAACAGGGATATAAATGGATAGAACCTCATTTACATCAACTCCCATTTACCAAAATCGAGGTTGTAATGGATGAAATCAACTGGTTAGAAGACATGTATTGGAGTTTAGGAAAAATGTACATCTATAGTTTACAAAAAGAACCCTTTATACATATTGACAATGATGTCTTTATATGGCAAAGATTTACACCAGAACTATTATCGGGAGACTTTTTATTTCAAGAAATAGAAAACTTTCATGACGGAATTTGGGACTTCTATAATAAAGGGTTAAAAATTTATGGTCTTGCTATTCCAAAAGAAATAGAGATTTTAGGTGCAGCATTTAATTGTGGAGTTTTTGGATGTTTAACACACGCAGGTTTAGAAATTATTCAAGACTACTATAACATTGGTTATAAGTTTGTTAAGAAAACTAAAATAATTCCAAACATTGAAAAAGAAGCAATTAGTGAAAGAGCTCTGGCAAGTGTAATCATTGAACAGGTTTTTATCTATTCTTTAGTAATTAGTAAGAATATGACCTTTAACCTATTAAAATATGATGATAGGTATGACTATAAGATACAATATACCCATCAGATTGGACCAACCAAAAGAAATAAATTTGTTGAGCAAAAAATCAAAGAACGAGTACATTTTAAAGATTGGACATTAAAATAAACTGGTATGTATAAGTATTCACCACAGAGTAATCTGCATCTAATTAATCCAATTCCGGTATGGAAGAGAACTATCACGGATGAAGAAATTGGGCAACCACTATCTGAGTTTAATGAAAAACTAATTGAGATTTCAAAAGATTATTATCATGAATGGGCAATTGAAGTTCCAGATGAAAGACATACTGTTGAGAAATCAAATTTTCCTGCTGAGTACTATGAGGAACTTGATAAAAGAGAATTTTTCTATCAGGCAAATTATCCAGCAGTGGGTAAATGGCATGCAGTTCAAACCAATAATTTTTTAAATATTGATGAACCAGAGATCATACTTTTAAAATCAATTATCATAGGTGACTATAAAAAGATGCTTATTGAGTACTTTCATAATGAATTTGATGGTGTTGAATACTACAATGAAAACCATCAGATTACTGAAAGTTGGATGCAGTTCTACAAAAATGGTGATTATAAAGTACAACATAATCATTTAAGATACTCAGAGGAGCCAGATCTAAAGAATATTTGGGCAGGTGGATACTATCTAAAAGATGGGGAACCTGATATTAGGCAGCCTTATTCTGGTAGATTTGGTTTTAATGCCCGTAATAAAACCTATATAGTTAAACCAACAGAAGGTATGATTCTACTATTTCCTGGTGATGCAGTTCATGAAGTATTTCCATTTTATGGGCAGAGTGAAAGAATATGTTGCAACTTTAACCTTAGTACAAAATAAATAGTATTATAATGGAAAAGAAAATACTAATACTACAGATACTGCTAATAGGTTTAATTGCCTATGTGCTTTACAGCTTACCTGATACTACTAAACCATCTACATCTACAACAGTTATAGAAAAGAGAATAGCAGGTAAGGAAACTGTAATCAAACAGCAAGGTAAAGCAATAGACAATAGCAAAGTTATTATTGAAGAACTTAACCATGGACTTTTTGATTTGCAGGCAGAACTAGAAAAAGTTAAAAACTCTAGAGATACCTTCAAGATTACACAGATTCAGGATACAATGATCCACGTCCTCTACCGTAGAGACAAAGAAAAGGATGCCATTATAGCTGCCCAGGATACCATTATAGTAGCTCAAAGATACATTATAAATTCCCAGGATACTATTATTACATCACAGGCTTTTGATATCAAGAAACTAAAGAGACAAAGAAACATCTCTTTCATATTAAATGGAATACTAACTACAGGATTAATTATAAAATGATGGAAATTTCACAACTTATTCAATGGGGACTGATTGCAGTAACAGGAGTTCTTGGGTACTTTCTAAGAATGATACACACAGATGTTAGAAACAACACAGAAAGCCTTGGAAAACTAAAAGGAAAAATTGAACTTGTAGAACAAGAATCTAGATTAAAATATCAGGCCATTCAGGAACAGACTCAACTTGAGATTAAAAACTTGGCTAGAAGTGTTGCTGAATTATCGGATGCAGTTAAACAACTAATATTACAAAAATAATGGATACAACAGCAGTAGAGACAACAGCACCAGACTTTGGTGTATTTGCACAACTAGCAGACTACGGTCCGCTAGGATTAGCAGTATTAGCCCTTGGTTATGTTGCTTGGTTATTTATCAAGAGATATCTTGATGAGAACAAGAAGATGAAAGAAGAGCTTACAGAGAAAAAAGTAGTAAAAAGAAAAACTAGGAAATAATGTCATTTGGTCCCTTTGAAGTATTAACACAGTATGGAGTATTAGGCTTTGCTGTCTTAGCACTGGGTTATTTATGCTGGATGTTTTTAAACAAACTTCTCAAGAGTGAGGAAGAGTTAAAAATAAAAGTAGAAGAACTTGAGGGTGACTATAGAGATGAGCTAGAAAAGAAACTAGAAGAAAGCACTGAAAGCTCAAAAAGTTTAAAAGAAACTATACTATTGCTTTTTAGTAAGAAGAAATGAAAACTAAATTATTTCTGATAGCGGGTGGTTTTATTCTACTTGTAATACTACAGATATTCTCAAGTGGTCATGAACATGTAGTTGTTGTAGATGATAATGTTCAATTAACTGGAAAGAACAAACAACTTACTACAGCAAATACTAAGTTAACTAAAAGTGTAGGTAAGCTAAAAGCTGCAAACAAAGAGCTAGTAGAAGACAAAGCAAACCTAGAAAAAATGGTCTCTGAAGTTATTGGAGACTTAGATAGTACAAGATCTGTAGTAAAAGACATTAAAAAAGAATTAGCAAATGAAAAAGATATTGTTCGCAAGCAGTCTACTGGTAAGCAGTTTGAGTTCCAGCCAATCACGCTACCCACTGCAGACGGTAATTGAGGGTGACTCAGTAGTTATTCTTACCAAGGGTCAAGCTGATACTATCAATGATATCTTTGAAAGCCAAAAGAAAAAAATTGCTGACTCTAAGGTTGAACTAAGAACTAAAGACTCTATTATAAGATATAAAGATTCTATGCTCAGATATAATTCTGGATACTATTCTGCATATAAAATGTTAAGAGAAGAGTACACAGATATGTTGATTCTTAATGAGCATACAGAAGAATGGATAGTAAGCAGAGCAAAAGAAGGGGCCTGGTTATATTATTCATATGATAGTAACTGGATTGAAGCAGTAGACTTATCAGTATATGTAGTAAGAAAGAATGATCAAACCGGGGACATATTCTTCTATAGAGCAGAAACATGTCCTCCAGAAGATAAAAAGAAAAATGACTACCCTAAGAGGGGGTGGGAAAAAGAAGTGGTATTACCACATAGACCTAAAATAAATAAATTATGAAAAAGTTTTTTAGAGAATTAATCTCAGATGACAACAACATTAATGAGCAAGCCTTTGTAGGTGTTGTATCATTTTTTGCAATGGTATTTGTATTACTCACAGATGTAATTACAGGAATCATTGGTAATGAACTAATCATTAAAGAATTTATCTTTGATGGCTTCATGCTCCTTACCTTAGGTGCATTTGGTATCACAACTGCCGGACGCATTATGAGCTTAAAGAACAAAGCAAAGAAACAAGAAGAGACTTCAGAAGAAGTAGTAGATTAATCATATAAAATAAACAAAATGCAATTAAGTAAAAATTTATCACTAGCAGAAGTAATGAGATCAGAAACTGCTAAAAGAAAAGGAGTAAGTAATATGCCTACAGAAGCGCATATTGCAAACTTTAAATTATTGGCTGAGAAAGTGTTTCAGCCTATTCGTGAACACTTTGGTGTTCCAATTCATATTAGTTCAGGATACCGCAGCAAAGAGCTTAATACAGCTATTGGTGGTTCATTATCTTCACAGCACTGTCAGGGTGAAGCAATTGATATTGACATGGATGGTACAACCATAACTAACAAACAAATTTTTGACTTCATTAAAAACAACTTAAACTTTGATCAGCTCATCTGGGAATTTGGAACAGATAAAAATCCTGATTGGGTGCATGTATCTTATGAGTCTACAGGTAAGCAACGCAAGCAAATCTTAGTTGCTAAGAGAGTAGGTGGTAAGACTACCTATGTTCCATATAAATAAAGACACATGAAAGTTAGAAATGGTTGGAATAGTTATACCAAACAATGGGATAAACTAGCAATTAAAGTAAGATTCTCCTTTATTGACATCTTATCTATTGAGGTAGATATCTCTAGAGACTTTTACTTACTTACAGTATTGAACTTTACAATTAAAAACAGGTAATCATGATAGATAGTAAAAATCAAATGATCCGTTCTATGAAAAGTTACCAAACAGGTGGTGCTTCAGATGACTCTTGTATGGAAGAGTATACTGGTGCTGACGGTAAAAGAAGAAGAAGAAGAAAAAGTAATTGTGGTAAATCAAAGACTTATAGAGTTAAGAGTAGTGGATCAAGCACAACAGGCCGTGATGTAATATTAGGTCTTGCTGCGAGTGCTGCTGCTGGATTAGGTTTAAAGAAAATGTTAAACCAGCAAAAGAAAGGTGGAGCTGTAAAAAGAACTGCCAAGAAAAAGTAATACACTTAAACTACTATAATCCAGGTACTTTCTGTGCCTGGATTTTTATTTTAAATATATTTTGTTTAAACAATTATTGTATATTTGTGTAAACTTAAAAAATATAACAATGGAAAACCAACATGCCGAAGAGCAGTTATCTGCTGAAGAACTAGCTCAAAGAAAAGAAGAAATGAAAAACTTTTATGATGAGTCTGTTCCTTACTTAGAGTCACAAGCAAAGTATGAAAAACTACTTACAGAAATTGAGGAGGCTAGATTTAAAAGAGCTAACTATCAATATCAGTTTGCTATGATGATGAGCCAAAGACCTGATATGGAAGAAGGAGAACCTGAACAAGAAAACCCAACTTCAGAACAAAAAGAAAGAAAGTTGAAAAAATCATAAGTTATGGCACTTGTTAATCAAGTACAGAAACGTGTTAAAATGTCCAAATGGGACGTAGTTAAATTTCAGATCCTAACTCATTGTTATATTAACCGTATAACAATGAGTGAATCTGATCTTAACTGTTTGACTTTGCTTAGCTTTAATGAACCCATTGAGCTAACCAGTTTTTGCTATGATGCTTCTGCAGAAGATGACTGGATATTTAAATCTCCACAGACTGTAAGAAACTGTATTAATAAAGCTGAGAAAAATGGATTAGTCATAAAAGATGCTGTTAATAAAAAGATCATCATGATTAATCCAATAATTAAATTGCAGACACAGGGTACTGTACTATTAGACTATAAATTCTTAGGCAATGAATCCGAAGAAAGCAACTAAGTATTACAAACAAGTAGCTGAGGATTTAAACATTGAAGAGTCTTTAGTTGAAGACTTTATAGAATTTTATTATAAAAACATTAGATTTTCCCTTTCACATTTAACCTATCCTAGAATAAATGTAGAAGGGTTAGGACATTTTGTTGTAAAACCAAGTTGGGTAAGAAGATCAATTGATAGAATATCTAAAAGCTTAGACAAGCATGATACGTATACATTTGGGGCTTATGCTAAAAAGATAAGATTAGGAGAAACCCTAGACCTTTTAATTGAACTTGAGAAAAAAATTTTTACTGAAGAACAGAGAAAAAAATCTTTAAAAGAAACCACAAATGAAAGCAGTATTAAAAGCAATCTGGGAGAATAGAAGTCAAATCCTAGAAGGTGTAAAAAACTCAATTGTAAGGGATGAGTTAGTAGAGGATATTTCTAGAATGAGACTAGATGTTTGTTATGACTGTGACAAGATTGATGAGAAAGGAAAACAATGTGCAGTAAAAGGAACACAACCCTGCTGTTCAGAATGTGGTTGCTCATTAGCTTTTAAGACAAGGTCTCTTTCTTCAGAATGTCCTCTAGGTAAATGGGATGCCATTGCTACAGAAGAGGAAGAAGATAAACTAGAGCAATTATGAGCATAGTATTTAATGCAGATGACCATAGCTACAAAAGTGTAGATCCCAATGATGAAATCAAGTGGGTTAGTGTGACTACCCTACTATCTAGTCTTAAGAAACCTTTTGATGCTAAGAAAGTAGCAGAGAGAGTAAGTAAGAATAAGAAGTCTAAATGGTATGGTATTGATCCTAAAACCATTGTTCAGATATGGGATAATGAAGCTAACAGAGCTACAGGTCTTGGTACATTCTACCATAACCAAAGAGAAGCTGATTTATGTTCACTAGCATCTATTGAAAGAGATGGAGTTACTGTTCCTATTTTTAAACCGTTTGAACAACCAAATGGTTTAAAGATTGCTCCTTCACAAAAGCTTGAACCAGGCGTGTATCCAGAACATATGGTCTATCTTAAGTCAGCAGGCTTATGTGGCCAATCAGATTTAGTTGAAGTAGTCAATGGTAGAGTTAATATCATTGACTACAAGACTAATAAGGAGATTAAAACAGAATCATTTAAAAACTGGGAAGGCATGTCTGAGAAGATGTTATCACCAGTAGATCATTTAGATGACTGTAACTTTAATCATTATGCTTTACAGTTGAGTATCTACATGTACATTATCTTAAAGCATAATCCTAAACTTCAACCAGGAAAGATATTTATTCATCATATTACATTTGAAACAGCCGGAGAAGACCAATATGGATATCCTATTGCTAAACTAGATGGTAATGGGGAACCAAAGGTATTAGATGTAATACCAATGCAAGTTCCTTATCTTTATGATGAAGTAATATCTGTTATTAATTATCTCAAGGATAATCCTTACATTATTAAAAAGAAGTAATATGCTAGTCAGACTATTTGACGTACAAAATGGTATAGTAATTCCTACGGAACATTGTTATACTTTAAAGGCACTTAAAGATGTAATGGATAACTATCCAGATGATTACCTTAAAATATATCTCTATTTGTTTTACATGACATGTCCTAATCCAGACATGAATCCTTTCTTTCATACTCCAGAAGTAGATAAAGAGCACATTATCTTAAATGAAATACAAGCAGAGTTTTCTACAGAAGATGATGATATACATACGGCTCTCCTATTCTGCCAAAGAATGTATGAAACTCCTACCTCAAGAGCATATAAAGGAATGGCATCTATGTTAGATAGATTAGCTAGATACATGGAGACTACCCAGATTACTGCAGGAAGAGATGGAAACATTAACTCACTAGTAGCTGCAGCCAAAAACTTTGACCAGATTAGAGCATCATTTAAAGGGGTTTATAAAGATCTTCAGGATGAACAATCAAGTAAGGTTAGAGGTGGCCAGGGGCTTGCATATGATAGTTAATTATGAGTGAAATTTATCAAGACATACCAACCTATGACAATGGAACATGGACAACAACTAGCTTTGAATCCAGAGAGGACTTCAGCAACTTCATATTTGGAGTTTTCAAACAACCCGGTGATTACGGATTCAACAATACAACTAATCAGGTATTTATATCTGAGTCAAGAAGATTTAGAGATAGTGGAGTATATTGCACAGCCCCGTTCAAATCAAAAGACTTTATATCCTATTGGGATGATCAAAAGCTAAAGTGTAGAAAAGGGGTCATTATAAAAGATAAAAGTAACACATGGTTTCTTGCAAGAGAATACTACATGTGGCTAAACTTTTTACCAATCTTTGATAAAGAGCAACAGAAGTTTGACTTTGCTAAGATTAGGGATGCTCAGTATCACATGGCTCTTTATGAGTTATTAGCTGAGTTAAACTATAAGCATTCTGCTATTCTAAAGAAACGTCAGATTGCATCTTCTTATTATCATATGGGTAAGTTTATAAATCAGCAATGGTTTGAAGCGGGGGTTACTCTTAAGATGGGAGCAAGTCTTAAAGACTACATTAATGAGAAAGGATCCTGGAAGTTCTTACAGGAATACGCAGCCTTCTTAAATGAGCATACAGCATGGTATAGACCTATGTCTCCAGACAAGGTAATGATGTGGCAACAGAAGATTGAGGTAAGAAAGGGAGACAGAAAAACAGAAGTTGGTCTCAAAGGTACCATACAAGGTATGTCATTTGAGAAAGATCCAACAAATGGTGTAGGGGGTCCGGTAAAATACTTCTTCCATGAGGAAGCTGGTATTGCACCTAAGATGGATCAGACATATGAGTACATGCGCCCAGCCATGCGCTCAGGTATGGTTACTACAGGTATGTTCATTGCAGCAGGATCTGTGGGTGACTTGTCTCAGTGTAATCCATTGAGGGATATGATCCTTAATCCACTTTCTAAAGATATTTATGCTGTAGAAAGTAATCTTATAGACAATAAAGGAACTGTGGCTATGTCAGGTTTGTTTATTCCTGAGCAATGGTCTATGCCTCCATACATTGATGAGTATGGTAACTCACTTGTAGAAGAAGCTTTAATTGCTCTTGATAAACAGTTTGAGCAATGGAAAAAAGAACTTTCTCCAGAAGATTACCAGTTAAGGATTTCACAGCACCCAAGAAACATCCAGGAAGCTTTTGCGCATAGAACAGTATCTATATTTCCTCCACACTTAGTTGCTGCACAATCTAGAAGAATAGAAGAGAAAGAATATGGTTATGAGTTCTTAGATATTTCTACTGATGAGAATGGTAAAGTTGCTGTAAGAAACACAGACAAACAACCTATTAAAGAATTCCCAATAAGTAAGAAAACAGAAGATAAAACTGGAGTACTTGTTGTGTGGGAAAGACCAATTGCAGATCCTACATTTGGCCAGTACTATGCTTCTATTGACCCCGTCTCAGAGGGTAAGACTACAACATCAGAATCACTATGTTCTATTTATGTTATGAAAGCTCCTGTACAAGTAACTAAAGTAACTGGGGTAGAAACTGAAACATACATAGAACCTGATAAAATAGTAGCTGCTTGGTGTGGTAGGTTTGATGATATTAATAAAACTCACCATAGACTAGAGTTAATCATAGAGTGGTATAATGCCTGGACAGTAATTGAGAACAACATCTCATTATTTATCCAGTATATGATATCAAGAAAGAAACAAAGGTATTTAGTACCTAAGAGTCAGATCATGTTCTTAAAAGACTTGGGTGCAAATGCTAACGTATTCCAGGAGTATGGTTGGAAAAACACCGGTACATTATTTAAACAACACCTTTTAAGTTATGCAATTGAGTATACAAAAGAGGAGTTAGATGTAGAAACTAAACCTGACGGTACTATTGTAAGAACTAAGTATGGTATAGAACGCATTCCAGATCCCATGTTACTTAAAGAAATGCAAGAGTATGCAGAAGGAGTCAACGTGGATAGGCTTGTATCATTTGCTGCACTTGTAGCTTTCATGAGAATTCAACAGGCTAACAGAGGTTATGCTAGAAGAACTATTATGGATGATGCAGCCAAAAACTTGCAAAAGTCAGAAAATTTGTTTAAATTAAATAGTAGTCCATTTAGGCATATGGGTAAGTCATTTTATAGGAATGATCAAGGATTTAAAAGATCACCCTTTAAAAACATTAAATAACAGTTATGCAAGTATACAATGCATTAGATTTAAAAAAAGGAGCTAAGGCTAAACATAATAGGTTAGGTAGTATTACCCAACCCTTACAGTTTATATCCAGTATAGATAAAGATGACGAATGGGCTGCCTGGAATCTTGACTGGTTAGAATGGAATGGTCTAAAGCAAATCCGTAGAAATGCCCGCAGGCTAATGAAAAACTACAAGCTTGCAAAAGGTATTATTGACAGAACAGACTATATAGTTGAAGAAGACAATGAGATGAGAGAAATTGTTGAGGTATTAACTAAAGAAGATGCCTCAGCATTAGAATTAAAGTTCTATCCAATTATCCCAAATGTTATTAATGTTCTTGTAGCTGAATTTGCTAAAAGATCCACTAAACTTACCTATAGAGCTGTAGATGACTTCTCATATAATGAGATGATGGAGCAGAAACGCAAGATGGTAGAGGATACCTTAATGGCAGATGCTCAGACAAAAATTATGGCTGCTTTAATGGAGCAAGGACTTGATCCTAATTCAGAAGAAGCTAATAAGCAACTACAACCAGAAACTTTAAAATCATTACCAGAGATTGAGTCATTCTTTCAGAAAGATTACAGATCTATGGTAGAGCAATGGGCTTCTCACCAACATCAAGTAGATG